TTTGGAGCAATACAGCTGAAAGACAAATCTATTCATGATGTTCAATATCTTACAAAGCCATCTTATGAAAAACCAATCCAACAGCACATCGACAACCTTCAAAAAGCTATTTATACAACAGGAAAAGCTATTGACATGACAGATGAGCAGTTTGGCGGTAACTTATCAGGAGTTGCAATCAAATTCAAATTAATGGCACTTGAAAACAAAGCATACATGAAAGAAAAGAAAATCACAGCAGGATTAAGGGCAATGTGGAAAGCGTTATTTTCCGCAATGAACTTCGTTTCAAATGATAATTATGATTATCTGGGGGTTCAAGCTGAATTCAATAGAAACTTACCTGTGAATATGGTCGAACAAGTTGAAATATTACAAAAATTATTGCAGACAGTGGATACAATGACGGCTTTAGAAATGTCCAAATTAATTAAGGATCCACAGCAAGTCTATGACAGAATGCAGGAACAAAAAACCAATGAATATCTGATGTATGCAGAAGTTCCAGAGGACGAACTAGACGAAGCAGGCCAAAACGAAGAAGAAACGCAACAACAAACGCAGACACAAACCCCTTAAGGCCACAAAATGACAAAGAAAGATTTCATTGATTTTCGAAAAAAAATGGATAAGTTAGAATTAAGCACAACTAACAAACTAGCCTTATCCTCCTCGAAAACCCGAAAAGAGCTAAAGGCGGTAATAGAAAATCTAATGAACAAATATGGTGAGAAAGAATTATCAACTGAAATAAATAAATACGGTAGAAGCACAGCCCTAAAAACCGAATTAGCCACAATTGTTTCTGAATTGGCAAAAGAACATAAGGCATTAATACGGCCCTTTTTGAAAGTGTCATACACCAAATCTTTTGATAATGTTCTTTCGGTTGCAAGGCTTGAAACAGGAAAAGCACTCATTGCAATAGAACCTGCTCCAAAACTGTTAGATTTTGCACTTAAAAAAGAGGTTTCAGGCTTTACGTGGGCTGAAAGAATAACAAATAATAGAAATGGCCTTGTTGTGAAATTGCAATCAAACGTATTTCAAGGCATTCAAAACGGTGAAAGTTATACAACAATTGCAAAGAGAATTGATAATACAATTGGCTATGCTTCAAAAACAGGAGTTAATGGGGGCCTTGCTGACTCTGTAAGAATTGCAAGAACTGAAAGCCACAGAATACTTAACGAAGCACAGTATGATAGCGTTCAAGCAATCACAAAAAAAGGTGTTAAGGGCTATAAAACTTGGATAAGTAGCCGTGATTCGGGGGTTAGGGATCCACATATTAGCCTTGATGGAACAAAAATACCTGTCGAAGCGGATTTCAAAAGTCCCACAGGTGCAACTGGTAAGGGCCCTGGAATGATGGGCAACCCCGCTGATGACATTAATTGTCGTTGCATTCTTGTGTACTCATTTGAATAATTGTTAACTAACTGTATTAATAAGAAAAAACATATATATACCCTATTACAAAATATAATAACATATATATGCAAAAATAACCAATACCCACAAAAATTGGCGGGAAAAACTTCGAAAGAGGGAAAAACTGCCGAAGGTGAATGACATGACTGGACAAGAAGGAGCCAATGCCGGCCAAGAAGGAGCTGGAGCAAACGCACAACAAGGACAAGAAGGACAAGGTGGACAGCAAACCCAACAAACGCAACCCACGCAATTATCAAACGATTCTGTACTTGAATATTTGAAAAATAATCCAGATTTCACGGCGAAAATTGTTCAACCGGCGGTGGATTCTGCAATTTCTAAGCACGTTGAAGCCAATAACCAGCTAAAATCCCAGCTTGAACAATACGAATTAAGCGGTAAGACTGAATTAGAGCAAACAAAGTACAAACTCGAAAAAGAAGCAAATGCAAGGCTTGAACTTGAAAAGAAAATTAACGGAATGGTACTCGCAAATTTCCAAAATGAAGCAGTAGTTGATTTCGGATTATCAAAAGAGGATTTGCCTTTGATTGCTGGAAATTCTGTTGAAGAAATTAAGACGAAAGCTGAAGCACTGCAAAAAAGGTATGCTGGAATCCAAGAGGCTACAAAGAAAGACTTGTTGAAGAATGCTAGCGGAGTTCCAAATTCAGGCGGTACGGCAAAAGGTACAAATCCATTCAACGATGAGTCATGGGATTCAAAAGCACAAATCAAATTAATCAATGAGAATCCGTCATTAGCCGCAGAAATGGAATCGGCAGCAAAAAGTAACCCAAATAACAAAAACATAAGATTATAAGTCATAAAATTAGGTGACAGAAATGGTAGATGCAAAAACTAAACTTTCTGATGTAATTATTCAAGAAAGAGTTGTTCAAGGTACTCTGGAATTATTAACAAGAGATAATGCTCCTTGGAATAGTGGGATATATAGGCTTGATCCTATTTTACAGGCTTACACGGCAGATAGTGGAGCAGATATTATTAAATTCCCTGTTGCAAAGAAATATCAAGGCCCATCAACATTAATTAACCCTGGAGAAACCACAATTTATACAAATAAAACTTCAATGGTACAACAAATTGCCCCTAAAGAGTTAAGGGCTGTTGCATTCCAAGAAGATATGGTGGCAGTTAACAAATCAGGGATTGATTTTAACGTTCAGTTAGTTAATGATTTATCTAATTATTGGCCCGAAGAATTCCAAAGACATGGATTATCGAGAGCAGATAGGGTATTTGCTTCAACCGCAGGAGCAGCATATGTTAATAACATAAGTGAGGCCACGCTTTCTGAAGATAGAAAGATAGATTCAGCAGCAATGCAAGATACTACGAAAAAACTAGGAATCGGTAGGCAAGAACTTGGATTTATGGTTGTTCACCCTGATATATCAGTTGAATTGAGCAAACAAGATGATTTCATGCTTGTTGCAGATTCGGAAGGAAGACAGTTTTTAAACACTTACAAGGGATTAAGAGTCATCGAATCAGAAGAAGTTGGCCCTTGGAAAATTGATTCCGAAACGGGATTATATGAGTTAGTTGATGGCGAAAAAGTAAGAGCTGAATCTGCAAATGCAGAAGATATATACAATACGTATTTCTTCAAACCAGGAGCGTTTGCTTATGGTGTTGCAAGACCTTATGGTATAACCCCATTAGAATCACAATCAGTACCTGAATTGACCTCTGAAAAAGTATTTTCAAGACTCGCTGTTACAATGCACTTAAACGGTTCATCATTCACCTCTTCAACAGTGAACGAAGCTAATTTATTAAATGCTACAAATTGGGATATCGTAGTGACTAAAAAAAGAGATTTCTCAGCGTGCTTATTGCAAACCACATTATAACTTAATTTTTGAGGGATAATATGGATCAAAATGCAATAACTCAAGAACAAATCAATGAACAAATGAAAGATCTTCGTTTTAAAAAATATGTAAAATATTTTTCTAAACTTGGAAAATTGGCAAAATCTGCCGGTTTTTCAAAAGTAGATCAAAAGTTTGTTGCTTATCTTGAAGGTTTAGTTAGTGCGGATTTAGAAAAAAAGGAAAAAGCACGATTAAAAGAACTTAAAAAAGCCGAAGAATCAAAAATTAAGGAGGCTGAATGATGACGACAAATAAATTTGTAGATCCAACTAAATGGCCTTGGAACAAGATATTTAAAAAAGAAATTATGGAAGAGGTCGCAAAGCCTTGGAATATTATAGCTGATGCAATGTCGTTAGATATTGCTCTTTCGGCAACTCCTGCAACATTGGGAAGCTCAGCCGCTGCGGTGAATGCTGCAATTGCAGGTGCTGAGGAAAAGTTCACAAGGGAAGTCATTGTGAAACTAACTAATACCGAAGGCGATACCCACTCATGGTATACTGGTACTTTCGCAATTGCAGTTGCAAAATCTTCAACTTCGGGAGTTGTAGCAATTGCAGACGAAGCAACCACGGTTGATATTATTAATGGAATTGGGACAGTAGTCCTCGAATATACTGGAACGTGGGCAGAAGCTGACACAACAACTCTAACCGTAACCGGTGGAACAGTACAAAGTGTTGCATTAGGAAATAAAACATCAATTGATACATTAGTGGCATAATTGGAGGGATAACATGCCCGAAGCTACATTAAGCACAATTAAGTCATTAATGAAAAATACAGATGATTTCACAGATGAACAGATAACCGCTGAAATATCCGTGAAAACTGCATATGTCCGCAGATATTGTAATCGTGAATTAGCAGACCTAACAGATGCCGATATGGAAGATGAAGAATATACCGAAGAAGCACAGCGAATATTCTGGATAACTGCTGACGGTACGGAAGATTACCCTTGGCCGGTTTTGAAGGTCATTGCAAATCTTATCTATGACGAAAAAAGAGATAATACTGTATCATCTGTTAGATTTGCGGACATGCAAACAGCTTATGCAACAAACGGAGATATCAGTTCATCTATTTTGAAACCTCTTAACGAATATCAAGTATTAAGGGTTATTTAGTTGATTATTAAGTAATTAATTGGTTAATTGGGATAATATGGCAACTCTTGAAACTACCGATAAGGATAACACGGATAAATTAGTGAAAGAACTCAAATATATCGAAAATCATGAGATATACGTCGGGATTCTTGGGAAAAGTGATTCCGAGTTAATGCTTATCGCAACAGTTAATGAATTTGGAGCCATAATTCCAGTAACTGAAAAAATGAGAAAGTTTTTCCTTGCAAAATATATTAATGGGGAAATTTCGCACCCTATTGGAAGGAATACAGTTCAAATCGTAATCCCTGAAAGACCATATATAAGGGGTTCTTTTGATAGTCAAAAATCAAAGCAGAAAATTAATAATTTCATTGATGCGAATCTTAACAAAGTTTTTGAAATGCAGATTACGGGAAAGCAATTTTTGGAAATGCTTGGAATTTTTGTCGTTGGAATTATACAGGAGTATATGACTGATTTGAGAAGGCCTAAAAATGCACCAATGACGAGAGAACTGAAAGGTTCAAGCAATCCCTTAATTGATACAGGACGATTAAGACAGGCAATAACGTACAGGATAGTATAATATAATCTAATTCATATAACGAGGTTAATTATGGCAGATTTCACGATTATTCAAGTATTAGACCTTAGTTTTGACAAATCGGACGTAACAGCTGATTCAAAATATACAATAATCCTTGCCACTATTTCCTCGCTTAATCCATTAACAAGCGTTACAGTTGATTATGGAACTACAAGTGTTCCAATGCAATTAAGCAATGCTGAGAATGTATATTATGCCTTAATTAATTTTCCTAATGGTTCAACAACAATTACAGTCTCTGCAACTGATGGAGTTAATTCGATAACTTCAGCAGAAAAAGTAATAACGAAATCCGTTAAAACAAATGCTAATTACAATGCAATAAATTCTGTTTTGAAAATGCATGAAACTGCAATGAAAGGGCAGTATATCGTTGGCGGTTATTACAATTCAAATAATGACTGGGTTGACGAATCGTTAGAGCTTGAAATCGATATAACCGGTGCAGTTGTGCATATGTCCCGTTCAAGATTGCAATTTGATATCGGGGGGCAATACAGAACCGATGATTTGTTA